ACATCATTAGCATCATGTGCCTCTACTTCCGTGTATGGATTTTCGTATAGCCCAACTTGCTGTGAAGTTGTTATCGCAGTTGCAAGCCCGTCTTCTTCGTCAAGTGTTACGACACACCCTGTTGCACTTGCTACCGCAGTATTACCTTTGACTCTGTACATATGACCTTCTTCTTCAACATCGTTGAAGATAAGCCATCCATCTTTGTATAGATCCTTTGCAATAGTTAAAGACCCCGAAAGAGTTACAGTAGTAGCTCCAGCAGAGGCGGCAGTTACTGCTAGGTCAACCTGATGGGCAGCAGTTCCATCAATACCCATTACTAATTTACCTGCAGTTATATCTTCACCTGCTTCGCAATACACAAATTCTCTATCAAAAATCTGCATCCGAGTACCTAGTTTGTGTTTCTGGGCAGAAGTGGTTACTTTCTCCCAACCATATTTACCCATTATTGTTTGCGGAAACGCCATAATAAACCTCCTTTAAGGTTTAATTTACAGGGGCTAAGCCCTGCGATAAGCCGATATTATATTGCACCTGCCACGACCTCGGCCTATCGTTACAGCCGTGGCAGATGACTAATGATTTCGCTTCTTGTGCATACGAAGATTGTTCACCTTGCCTGAGTGACTTGCACTGTTAGCAACGTAGTTACAGTCTTCGCTATCACAACTATATTTATTTGATGCCGTGTCATGTTCTATAACTACATTAACCCATTCTCGGCACCATTTACACTCACAACTTTCACTGGGAGGCCACTGAAACAAACCGATACGTGACTTTCTAAGCACATAGTCAGGGCTGCCTGGGACATTAGTTACCGTAGTACCTATCTCATCAGAAATCTCGCCTGCTGTATTATAAGACGGTTTGTGACGATACAAAGTTGTCTTAGGCTGCCACTCATCTATGTACTTCAGCGAGTAACCAAGACTGGCTAGCTCTACTTTCATTTTGTTACGCTCAGTTATTCCAGTTGCCATACTTTACCTCTAGTTGTTAGTAGCTAGGTCAGAAACTTTGTAAGTAAGACCAGCACCACGAGTATCGTCAAGTTCAAAGACACCGTAGTCAGCTGTCATTACAACTTCAGTAGCTCTAAGAGAAGCATCTCTCTGTCGCTCAGTCCTGGTATCAACACTGTTAAGAGCAGCCATTGCCCCCTTATCAGCTATAACACCAACACCGTCACCAGAAGAGTCCTCAGATATATTCCCGTCCTCGAAAATACTCACACCGTTCAAAGGACGTAAACCACTGTAGAAGTTCTTCAATAGGTCTGCCGACCATCCACTTGAGATTTCCGAAGACGTTGCTGATGCCGTCTTAGCTGCAGATGACGCTAAGGCAGACACTGCGTTAGGATGATGAAGAATGTAAAGCTGACTACCAAACTTGTTAGCTTTTGCATAAGCAATACAAGCTGCTACGTTATCTGCTGTAAGTTCTTTGGTTGATGCACCTAGCTTAGTACCATCATTCAAAGAACCGTACAAGGCAAGAACGTCTCCGTCCTTCTTCCGTGCCATGCCGTCACCAAGCTGCCTACCTATCATCGTAAAGACGTTAGGTGCGCTCTGGCGAACTAGCTTGTCAGTAAGAATAACCTTCGCGCCAACCTCACTGGCCGTGAGATCAACAGTGGTCATTCCGATTTCTTCCTCGTCAATTATGTCCTGGCCATCAACTAAGTCGGACATAGTCATCTGTCCAACTTTAGGGACAGTTACCTGCTTGGAACCCTTTGGCAGAGAGAACTGCTCAATTAGTGCCAATGCAGGTGCGTTGTGCTCCTCGGTGTATCTCGCGGAGCTAATAATTATTCTTTGTGCGCTTTCAAGGTTTCCGGTTGTTGCTGTCTGTGGCAATTTCTTACCCCTTTCTTAGACTACAACCCCATCAATTTCCGTGCAGCTGCCGTAGCAGCTTCTGATCTGTCCCCAGAGATGTACTTATCCAACAGGTCATTTTCAGACCCTGACGCTGACGCCGTAGGCTGATTATTATCGAAGGACTGCGTCGGAACCTGCTGCTGTTTAAGCTGTGCAAGCTCTGTTGCCATACTCCGCATCTCAGCCATTCTCTTGGCTTCAGTCTCCATCTCTTGAGGAGTGTTGAACTTTTCAAGGGTTGTTAAATCGTCTATTTCTAACTTATGTTGTTTTGCAAAGTGCAAAGCAGCATTCCGCTGTCCCTCTCGGAACAGCCTGTAGTTCTCAGATTCCTGTTTCATCTGCTGTGTCTGCTGCTCTTGCTCTGCTTTAGCCTGTGCTAACTGTTGCGCCTGTTCAGGCAGGTAACCCTGACGCTGCAGATCCTGCTGGTACTGAGTTGCCACCTGTTGAGCCTGAGCTCGTTGTTCCAGTTGGCTGTAGTACTGAAGCTGTTCCTGCTGCTTTTTAACCTGGTCACGCAACTCTTCAAACGACTGCTGATTCACCTGTTCAGGCGGTACTGCCTGCGGCTCTTCAGGAGTAAGTGGTGTTTGGGGTCCAGGGGTTGCCTGTACCTGTGACGCCTCTTGCGATTCATCAGTCTCTGCTGTAGGAGCAGTTACCTCTGCCGCGGGAGCCGCGTCCACAACACCAGTATCTACAGAATCCTGCCCGTCAGGAGTTAAATCAGTAATATTTTGTTCCTCCTGGGTAGAAGCCTCTGTTGCATCTGGAGTCTCGGCTCGATCAGTTACCATAGTTCACCTCCGATTATTTGAGTATACACTATTCGTAAAATTCTGGTAATTGTCCTGATCCTGGAACACTCTCTTTACCCTCTTCGTGTTCCCTTCTAAGTTTTCTTGAGAGACGATACCTAGTTTGGGTAAACACATCAAGATGCCTTAATAAATCTTCCGGGATTTCAACTGGATGTGCGTTCATCCGTAACGTAAGCATAGCCGCCCGTGCAGCCCCTGACGCTGCAATTATATTTGGGTCTTGTTCTGATTTTGGCTTAAGTAGTTCAGTATCGCCTTCCTCTATAAGAGCCTGCATCTTAATCTCCCAGTTGTTTAACACTTCTCCATACTCGCTTCCAATAAGGTGGTCTCCGGGTGATGCTTCTCTAGCCCTGTCTACTTCATCGTAATAATCTTGAATATATTTCTGCGCAGGAGTCATGGTTCTACGCTTTAATTCTGCACGAGTTGCCTCTTCCTCGTCTGATGCTCCCAACGATTTATAATACGTTGCTCTTTCAATTCTATGCTTGTCTGATATCGCATCGTATGCTTCTCGTGCGTCCTTGGGAGTCATTTCGCCTGTATTTAATGCGTCAGCTAACTCCTGGTATTTAGAAAATTGCTCTTGCCGACTCTGTTCCATGTCATAAGCGTAACCCTGCGTACGGGAGACACCTCTTTCTTCTTCTCTCTGTTTCTTGATTTCCCTAACTTTGGCTTTCTCATAATCTTTTAGTTTCGTATAAGGTACCGGACCACCCTTGCGGTCCTTCGTCATCTCCATTGCTATTTCGTCTGTAGTTACATACGTGACTAAACCTTCACCAAACCATCCAGGCACAGCAGACAATGTTCCAACAGCTACTTTCCCTATTGTGTCAAATAGTGAGGGCTGATCCTGACCCGCAGTTCTAGGCTGACCAGGTATCAAAGGCTCCAACTCAGCCTCCACGGCATCAGACAAATCCCGTAGGAACAAAGGACCCATAGTCTTGGTCCAGAAACTTTCTTCGTCAAAGACTGGAACCCCTTCAACTGTCCTCATAGGCCAAGTCTTAATGTCATCAATAATATTACGGTCTTCTCCTAAAAATCCTTCGCCTGTTACGTACTCCATTCCCAACCCTGCACCCGGACTAAACTTAGACCTTGTAAACCTTACCAGTGCTTCCATTTTTCCTGTCGGCGTGAACTCCCCTGTAGAAGCTGATTTCTTTTCACCAGTAGCCAATTGGCCTAAGAGTCGTGCAATCTGTGTATAGCCAGACCATACATCGTACCTGGTGTTACCAATCTTAAATTTGCCGAAGTCAGATGAACGCCAGTCCATTTCAACTTCTGCTCCACTTAAATGAGCGAGCGTCATTATAGTTGACCCAGTACCAAACCAGACTGCCATTTGCCTTGCAACGTGCCTACGCATTACTCCCATATGCTTTGCGGCTGCTTCATCTCCCTGCATAAGAGCCTTCCAGAAATTCTCTGGAGAACCAAAAATCTTTACCGCATCATAAGGTGCTAAAAGCCGTGAGGTAAACAGCCGTGGGGAGAAAATTGCCGCATTCGTAATTTGTGAAAAAGCCACCGCAAGCCCACCCTGTATAGCTTCCCCGCCGGGACCAACTTTACCAGGCGAAAAAGGCAGTTTCCAAGGCAACCGACCCCTACCACTCATAGAATTTATGTAACTAGCAAGATTTTCAAGGATTTTCCTGTCCACCTTGTTGGACGGGTCAAGAACAGATCCTCTTGCTGTTTCCATGTCTTTTATCATACGATCCATCACGTCCCAACGTAACTTGTTAAGGAACGTACCGTATGATCGCTCCGAAGCTCTTACCCAAGGTAAAAACCTTCCGGCGAGAGAAGACAAAAACGCCTCTTCTCTAGCACCTAGAACGCGACCCGCAACCCCTGACCTGTGCATAAATAACTTGCCGGTAACAACATACTTTTGCCAAGTCTTGCCGTTTTCTGCCTGCCTCATAGCAATTTCCAGCCGTGGCAATATGTTTTCACCGCCGGGACCAAGAGCTCTCATCGCAAGTTCTGCAGCCTCCACTGCCAACTGCATCTCAGACGTAGCTAACAT